TCGACGACCTGCTGCGCACTGGTCTGATTACCCAGCGCCTTTGTGGGGCCTGTGGTCGGCCGATCAGTGAGGCGCGTCTCGCCCTGGTGCCGCGTGCGACCCGTTGTTCGATGTGCATCGACAACTTCACTCTGGCGCGCAAGCACAACCTAAACCTTGCCTGGAAGCGCTGAGAATGTCGGCCCGCGAAAATTTCTCGATCGAGATCCGTCACCCATTCCCACCGGTCGCCGACCTTGAATGCTGGGTGCTTCTGCCTGGCCCATGTTCGCGTCCGGTTGTCCGCCGCCGCGCGGCCGTGCCTGCAGGGCCAACGGCTCAGGATCTGGTGTGGTTGCGCGACTGGCTGCTGTTCGCCTACTTGGCCCCTACCGGTTACGTCGAGACAGAGCGCCCGCCTGAGCCTGACGGCGTCGGTGTGATTGAAACGGGGCGTCTACGTGATGCCTTCCCGCGTCAGCGTGCAAGCGTTCTCGCTGAGTGCCCTCTCGAGGGTGAGGATGAGGCGAAAAGCCTACCCTTTGACTATGTGGCCAGCTTGGCCAGGGATACCACCCGAGTGACCTGCAGCGAGACGCGGAAAAAGAAAAAAAGCGCGATCCCGCTCGGGCCGTCGGCGTTCGAGGACGCGCACCTGGTGCGAACGGTGGGCACGCTCCCGACTGAGCTCAGCCGCTGGATTCGCTACGCCTACGCCGATTCCCTCGAGTGGGACGATCAGGCCGGCTGCGTGGTGCTGCTCTGGTCGCGCGTGCAGTCTCAGCTCGGAAAGATGCAGGCCAAGACACTGCAGCGCGCCAAGGGCCTAGCCCACTTGGCTGTGCAGCATCACAAGTTTCTGAAAAACACCGGAACGCCTCGCTACGACGGCCCCGAGCTGTCGATCCTGCTGGGCGTCACTGAGGTGAACTATCGCCAGCATTGGGCCGCCCGTTGGGGCGCCATGCAATCGGCTCTCGACGAACTCGACACTGAGGCGCTGTCGGCGCTCTGGAAGAAACTTTAATCAACGCAGGGGTAGGCAAATGTTCGGATTCTGGAAGCGTCGTCGATTGGCTCGCGAGCAAGCGGCCGAGGCTCAGCGTAAAAAGCTGCGAGAGCAGGCAGTGCAGGCTGATCGCCTGGAGCGGATCGCTGCTCGCCAGTCGGGCGCGCCGGCCTCGAGCGGTCATTCTGCGCCGATCCTGGTGATGCATGATCCGCTGCATCCGTTGAGTCCGCTGTCGCCGCTGAATATGGCCAGCTCGATCGGCTATGCATCACCGGAGCCGGCTCGCGAACACTGCTCGCCGGTCGCCTCTGACGACTCCTGGAGCCGTTCGAGCTCGAGCGGTTCCGACTACGGCTGCAGCGGCTCGAGTTATGACTCTGGCAGTTCCAGCAGCTACGATTCGAGCAGCTCGAGCAGCTCAGACTCGCCGAGCTACTGACTGTGACGGCGCGCCTCTGCCAGCACTGCAGCGTGGCGCCCGAGCGGCGCCACCAGGAGAGCACCGGGCTGGTTATGTGGATCTGCCCGGTCTGCAATAATCGGGGTGATGCTGCGCCGAGTGAGGCCCGGGCGCTGGCGAGCTGGGATCTGGTCAATGACCCTGAGTTCCCGCTGCACAACTGCAAGGCGCAGGGCGTGGCCAGGTTCTTTGCCAGGGCCGGGAGTTGGGGCACTCGTTGCCCGTGCTGCGACTTTGTCGACGAGGGTTACGCCACTATCGAAGGCGCGCGGGCCGGCTGGGCTCGCGCCGTGAGGTGACAATGAAAAAGCTGCTGATTACCGGCTGTAATGATCGCAATATGTGGTACTCGGGGCTGGTGGGCAAAGAGGTGCCTTTCCTGCGCGAGGAGCACGACGTGTTCATGAGTCGCGAGCCGGCCGGGTTCGTGAACTTTGTGCGCAAGGCTGACGGTCAGCTCGTTGAGGATGATGTGCAGCCTGTCGGCTTGTTGAATTGGTCAGAAGTACAAAAGGCCATTAGTACAAAAGCTGCGCCGACGTTACTCGGGCATCCAGTGGTGGTAGATCCGACTATGGTGCCCTACCAGATGCGGCTGGTTAGCCGGCCTGGATATCCTGCGTTGATGGTCTACGGATCTGCGCAGGAATGGGCGGAGTCGCGCCGCGAGCTAGGCCCGCAAGATGCGGCGCCTCTTGAATGGATTCACCCTGACAGGGCTGCGGCGATGACGCTTTTCGAGGAGCATCTACTGCGTGAGCTTGGCTTTTTGGACAAAGGTACAAAGGGCCAATAGTGAAAAGGTGAAAATGCCCCTTGCAAAAGTAACGCGAAAAAGGGTACTTTAGCCACTCTGCGATACATCCCACAAAAGCCCGCCACTGAGCGGGCTTTTGCGTTTCCGGGATTCGCAAAACGAGAGGCGCTGCCTCTTCGCAGGATCGATCCTGCGCTCTCAAGCCCCGCCACTGTGCGGGGCTTTCTATTTCAGGACGCCGCTTGTGGAAGACGGAAAACTATCGCTGCTCAGCCTGGCCAAGGCTGAGGGGGCGAAGGTCGCGCCCATGGGCGGCGGCTTGCTGATTTATGGCCTGACCTATCAAGAATGGACGATCCGCCTGATGGCGCTCTATGCGCTGTTCCTGGTCGTCGACGGCATTGGTCGGAAGTGGGTTTACCCGATCGTCAAACTCGCCTGGTCGTTTGCCTGGTCGCGCTTTCGAAAGCCAGACCAGGCACCGGGGGATTCCGGGGGTCAGCAATGACGCTCCTGCAGCGAATTGTCGCTGCAGTGACATTCTCGCTCGCCGCTGCGGGCTTCACGGTGAGCGAGACGGGCCTGCCGGCGCCGGTCGAGCGTGCCGCCATCATGGCGGCGTTGCTGGTGATGACGCCGGAAATGGAAGGCACTGTTTACGAGGCGTACCCCGACACCGGGGGCGTGTGGACGATTTGCACCGGTCACACGCTTGGCGTCAGGCGCGGCGACGAGGCTAGTCCGGCGCAGTGCGCGGCGTACCTGCGTGCAGATCTCGGGGAGGCGGTTGATTTTGTGATGCGTGAGGTGCCAAGCGCCTCGCTGTTCCAGAAAATCGCCCTTGCGGACTTTGCTTACAACCTTGGGCTTCGCGCGCTGGCCAAGTCGACGCTACTGCAGTACGCGAAAGCCGGTCTGCACGATCTGGCGGCGAAACAGTTCGGCCGGTGGATGTTCGTCGCCGGCCGTGACTGTCGCCAGCCGAAAAGCAACTGCGGCGGCATTCCTGTGCGCCGTGAACTTCAACGTCAGGTTTATATGGTGCGCCCATGAGTCGTATCTACGGGGTCGCTGCTGCGCTCCTGGTCGGCGTGCTGCTGTTCGGCCTCGGCTGGATGGCGCGCGGCGATCATGTCCAGGCGCAAGCGGTGCAGGAGCAAAACGACCGGCTCGCCAAGGCGTTCGAGCAGGGTCAGGCGATGGGCGTCGTGCGCGACAAGGTCGTCACTCAGTACGTCAACCGCGTCCAGGTAATCGAAAAGAAGGGCGCCACGATCATTAAAGAGGTTCCGGTTTATGTCTCTGCGAAAGCTGACGCCGCTTGCACTGTTAACGCTGGCTTTGTACGGCTGCACGACTACGCCGCCAGCGGCCAGCCTCTGCCAGCCCCTGATCCTGCCGGCGACGCTGATGCAGCCCCCTCGGGAATTGCGCTCTCTGCCGTCGCCGAAACCGTCGCCAGCAATTACACCAGCTGCCAGCAAAACGCCGAGCAGCTGACGAGCCTGCAGGGCTTGCTTTTGCAGTACCAGGGTGGTCAGCGAGGGGTGGGAAATGGCGCGAAAAACGTACCGGATTAATGAGTTGGTTGCAGGCCGAACGATTTTTATCTCGTCGGTGAATTGGGCCAATCCCAATCCTCGCGCGGTAGTCCTTGAGTATTTGATCGGATCTGAGTGTGAGCGAGTCGCCGATATCGGCGAGATCCAGCCCTATCGGGTTCGGCCGTCCGATGCTCGTCGACGATTTAAGGCTATCGGTGACGGGTACGACATGTTCAAAACACGGCGCAATGCTCAGCGGGACGCTGAAGCTTATGAACGCTATTTAAGGGCCCATCGCCCGGGGAAACTCGAATGACCAACAATCATAGCCTTGAGCAGCAAATCACTTCCCTCGGCCTTGTCGCGCCGAAGATCACCCCGGGTCAGGTCGACGTTCTGTTCGATCAGTTGAGCTTTCACACTTATGTGATTCCAGGCACAACAACGACCATCGCGGTGGCGATCAATGAACAAGGCTTCGAGGTTGCAACCGCAAGCGCAAGCGTGGCGATTGCTGATGACTTCAATGGGTCGATGGGGCGGAACACTGCAATTTCCAATGTAAAGGCAGCTGCTCGCACTGCTCTTTGGAAGTTCGAAAACTATCGCATGAAGCAAAACCTCGTTGAGGCCAATAAGGTTGGCTTGATCGCTGGCCTCTCGATGTATGCCGGCGAAGCGCTTGGCGATCGCGCGTTCGTTGCTGACTTCGCTGCTGGTCTTTGTGCGACTCGCGATCGTTGCGCGTTGCTTGATGGCGTTGCCTCGATCGGTGCGAATGGAGCTGTGGCGCACCATGATGGTGCGGCCGAAAAGGTTTAGGTACTCCCTCGGCCCCTCCCCCTTCACGGGTGACTAACTCGCGGCCCTCGCGCGTTCAGCATTTTGAAAGTTCAGTCCTTACTTCCGAACTTGAGGCCCCCCGGCCTGCATCGCCAGCCTGACCGCTCGGCCAGGTGCGACGGGGTCTCGAGCTATTTCCGCGAGTGCACAAAGGGCAAAAGTCAGAAAGGACTTTTGTACCTTTGTACATTTTCACTTTTGCCCTTTTGAGTCCTTTCTCCCATGGGTCAGATCATCAGTAAAAAGCAATTGGCTGATCTCCTGGGCAAGTCAGAGCGGTGGATCACAAAGCTGATCCAGCAGGGTTTGCCGGTCAAGGGTGGCGGCGGCCGTGGGGTCGTCGTCGAGATCGACAGTCAGGCCGCGATCGAGTGGATGATCCTGCAGGAAGTTCGCCGCGAAATGGGCGACGAAAGCGAGGACGAGGAGGGGCTCAGTTCCGCGTCAACCGAGGATCGGCTGCTCAAGCGCGCCAGGCGCGAAAAGCTGCAGCTTGAAATTGACCAGGTGCGCGGCCGGCTGATCCCCAACGAAACGTTCGTAACTCTA